TTATTGAGAATGTGTATGTTGACAAAGCGTTATTAAAAGCGCGGTGATAGTCAACTGATGACGGAGCAATGATTGCATAAGGCGGATTCACATTGTCCGGGATAGTCGCACCGGTACGCAAACCGCTAATGGTTCCCAGGTTAGTGGCGATACCAGCACGGATTTGAGTAATTGAAGCCATTAGGCAAACTTCACAATCTTGTAAGGATCAACCAACTGTGCAACGTCTGGATCAAGACGTGAGCCGATACGGATAAACCCGAGGTCTGGCGAGCTAAGAACACCAAGCGGCGAGTCTAGGCGCTTGAAGATACGGCTTGCCTGAATGATTGTCGCTTGCTTGATAGCAATAGGAATTGAAGCCCAGCCCCAAGTAGCGGTGACCTTCACCAAACCCTCGCCATTAACATAAGGGAATGTGTAATCACCAATAGCCCGTAGGCCGTTGTAAGGGACTGCAATGCCATCTACACGCCCGTTTAGGGGCAGTAGTTCGTAATCGGTTGCGCTCCAGATAGTGTCATAAGAACCATCGGCTGAGAAGTCTGTTGCTACCTGAGTAATTGAAACCGCGTCATCGAGGCTAGTCACATAGTCGTTATCAGCAGCAAAGTAGCGAGCAGTTGCAGTACCTGATGAGTAGAACGAACGCGCACAGTACGAGTCAAGTAGACGTGAAGCCGACTCAATAGCCATCTCTAGCAGACTGTCATCAATGGTGTCAGTAATGCGTAGGGCAGCCTTTACCTCGGCTAAGGTTGCGTATCCGTTTGCGATTGCCATAATTACATTCTACCTTGGGGACTGCAACCGGCCCTTGATGTCTGTCGAGCTAATGCCTTTGGTGTAAGGCACATAACAAAGCCCAATGCCTCGCTCGTCAAGCCACGCCTGAGTAAAGCCCATCTGAGCGTGATAATCCCTAACCGCCCAATCCGAACCTATGACAATGAGATCAGGCTGAACAAGGTCAATACTGATACGGCTATCAGCGCCACCCACGTTAGCAACAACAGCGTCAACCCAACGACATCCTTCCAAGACAGCTTTTCTCTCTGCATAATTCATCACCGGCTTTCTGCCTTTATAGGCTTCGATAAATTCATCTGTGTTTAGTGCAACCGTTACCGAACCAAACTCAGCACACCGGCGCAGTAGTTCAACGTGGCCAGAATGGAAAAGGTCAAAATGTGCCTCCGGTATAAACCTTAAGCATTGGCATCACCTCTTTTCTTAGTCCCAACGGTTCGCCCGTCTAATAGTCAAATCCCACTCGCCTTGAGTGAAGTCTTGTTGCTCTTGCTTCAGGTTATACAAGCGTTCGTTATTTCTGAATGACTTGTTGTTTACTTCTTGAAACCCAGACTTGAGCGTGCTTGAGTTCTCGTGATGAACCGTTGCCTGAATGTGTTTGATAGGCACACCAGCTTGGCGCACTCGGCGCTCTAAGTCGTTGTCATCGAAGTAGAGAGGATAAAAGCGTTCGTCATAAAGCCCAACCTTGGCAATCATTCCCTGCCCGAATACAGGCGCAGACCACGCTGGGGTTATGTCGAGGAAATTTAAAGCTTCGGTGTCCACGTCTTCGCTGATTGCCTTTAGCGTGCCAGGTTCAAACCAAGCGTCATCATTTACCAGCACCCAGAAAGGCGCATAAGGTGTTGACTTCACAATAAGGTTCCAAGCACCGGTTAGCCCAAGACCGTAAGGCACACGGATAACCCACATCTTTTCAACCCACTCAGGCTTTACCGGTTCCCAAGATTGAGTGCCGGAGTTATCCACAATAACCAAGTGTTCAACTGGGTGATCTATGGAAGCAAGTAAACGCTCGGCAAGGTCAAAACGCTTTAGCGTGCAGAAGCCGAGGACTGGAATCACTTTTCAATTTCTGCAATCACTTGCCAAAACAATTCTTCATACTCATCAAGCTCATACCAGCCAGCACCCTTGATGTATTTACTCCAAACCATCGTCTGATCAGGACCAAATTCTACGCCCTCGTAACACTCATCTAGCGAATCACCGATGTAGAGCGTTGCCCAATCATGCCTTGCGCGAAAATAAAAGAACTTACCGTTGTCTATCGTGCCTTCAATCTGGTTAGGCATCATCCCGTAATTTTCGGTAATTGTATAAGTAGCCATTTATTTCCCCTTTTTTAGCAATTGATTAATAACTGGCAACCAGTTCTCTCGCCAGACTGTTTCAACATCGAACTGTTTAGCGAACTCGATAGCAACCTTAGAAGGGCCTCTATCAGCCTTGTACGCCTGTTCTAGGGCCTCAACGATAGACGGCACACTTGGAGTTGTCCAGATAGCGTCTTGCCCTGCATCCCACATAGGCTGACCGTCAACAAGCCAACCATCATCAGCTACAAGGTCAGGGGTTGCACCCCAATTAGAACCAATCACACGAGTACCGCAAGCCTGAGCCTCGACTGTCGGAAGCCCAAAGCCTTCACCGTAACCAGGCGCAAGCAAGACATCCATAGCCGAATAAAAAGCGGCCAATGATTCTTGAGGCATACCATACTTGTAATCAATCAAAGATGGGAAAGTTACCGCATCTTTAGGAATCCCATAAGCCTCTAGTATTTTTAGCAAATTCCAGCCGCCAGCCATACCTAAAGGGTCGGTGTGAATATAGAGCATTGAATCTGGGTGTCGTTTATGGAAAATAGCAAATGCTAAAAGGTTTTCCGAGAAAGCCTTGCGGTGAACTAGACCGGAGGCTTTATTGGCGGCGTTCATGCCAATTAGAAAGCGGTCATTTACCTTCATAAATTCTTTAGTGTCTTGACCGTCTATTTTGCCAGTTGGTCTAAAAATCTTTGTGTCAATCGCATGAGGGACATACTCACACTCAATGCCTTTATCGTTCATTTGACGAACACCATTAGGTGCCATAGCGATAGGTGTCACATTTGGTTTGCGTAACCATTGTTCAACCTTTGGAGGCATAGTGGCATGATCTAGCGGAACCCATGAGGCTAGGTTTAGTTTGTCCCAAGCCTGACCCTGCAGAATCCAAACATCATAAAGGGTAATCATCAAATCCGGTTGGTTCGGATTTTTGGCTTTCCAATGAGCGTGGTGCATAGGAGCAACATCATTAGAGTATGTTTCCAGCCCTCGAGGGTAGTGAGGGATTTCGCCATAAGGGGTTTTATAGGTACTTAGAGAACCTTCTAGGCCATAGTTTGATGAGGCGGCAACATCGGCACCGTCACGCTTTAGGCGGTTTATTAGATACTCGGCTTGCTGCCCGTAGCCCGTGGCCTGTCCAGGTGAGTTAGACCAAACTGTGACTGTGCCTTTTAGTTTTTTTTGCGTAGGTTTTGACATACTCAAACATTAGCAGAAAAGGTAAACCCCTGAGCCTACGCACCCAGGGGTCTACCAGTCTGAAATTACTCAGGGATTAGCTAGCGCCACCCTTGAAGTAACCAATGTGTGTAGCGTGAGTTAGGCCACCATCTAGACGCATAGTTCCACGGAATGTGGTTGTGTCTGAGTTGAAAGCGTAATCCGCTGAGGTAGCAACCTGGATTCCACCAGCAACGCGTACCTTGTATGAAGGTAGGTGACCGAATAGAACAGACTTTGCACCAGTAGCAACAGCAGCAACAGCAGGGTTCTCATAAACAGCGTAACCCAATAGAGTTGCAGCCTGACCAGGAACAGCAGAATCAGTCCAGATGTAGTTTCCTGCACCATCCTTCATCTTGCGAGCAGCAGCGATACCAGTCTTTGACATCTGGAAGCCTAGGCCTGGAAGTACGCGAGCGCCATCAGCGATTCCGTACACAAGGTCTACTAGGTTCTCATAAGTCGCAGCACCTGATACACCAGTTCCACCAGTTACAACAGAACCAGCAGAGGTAGCAACACCAGTAGGCTGGACAGTTCCAGTACCAGTGGTTAGCAAGGCGTTAGCCTGGAAACCAAGTGACTGACCCAACTGCTCAGCAATGTAAGCGTTGATGTCGAAGCCAGCGTCTGCAATTAGCTCATTAGCAACTGAAACCAAAGCACCAATCTTAAACGCGCCAAGAGTTAGGCTCGAGAAGGTTGGGTTTGACTCTGAGATTGCTGAACCTGCTGAAGTTACAGCAGCGGTTGAGTAGGCTGTGACTGTCGGGACAATCAAATTTTCACCGCTCTGAGTGTTTATTACCTCAGAAGTAGTTAGCATTGGACCGATTAGGCGAG